CGCCTCCGTCGGGCAGATCAGCCCACGGATGTCGATCAGACCGGCACCACCGATGACGACACGCCCGGAGGTGTTGATGGACACCGCCCGGATCTTCCCGATGTCCGAGGACGTCAGGGCCGCGTTGAGCCGCGCCCGGAATCCGCCGTCATACGGGTCGTACTTGTCGTAACGACTCACCAGGTCCCTCCCTTCAGAGGTCTGTAGTTGGTTGGGGCCTAGCTGCGCCTGACCCGCGTGTTGAGCGCCGGAATCCTCGCCGCCATGCCCTTGACGGCAGGCTTGGAGCCACCGGACTGACCGTTGTTGCCGGGAGCCGTTCCGCCCTGGGGCTTGGGCTCCTCCTTGATCTCCTTCTTGATCAGGTAGTCATTCGACGTGGCGAGCGCCTTCAGCGCGTCCTTCAGGCCGCGCACGTTGCCGTCTCCGTCGATTTCCACCTGGGAGAGGTCGACCAGCTTGAGCGCCGTCTCCGCGTTGTGCCAGGTGTAGGTGTTGTCCTTCAGGAACGCAACCTGCAGCGCCAGCTGCTGGTTAGCGGTCTGAAGCTTCTGCACCTGGTCCTGGGCCTCCGCGTAGTCGCGCTTGAGCTTCTCAGCCTCCGGCAGGTCCTTGTCGCGCAGCTGCTTGAGGTCGGACTCAGCCTTGCCTGCGCGCTGGTCGGCAGCCCGCATCCGAGCCAGTACCGCGTCCAGCTCCGCCCGGCTCACCGTCTCCGGTGCCGTCTGCGTGCCTTCCTGCCCGCCACTCTGAGCGGTGGTACCGGTCGTATCCGTTGTGCTGTCGCCGGTCCCGGTGGTCTCTCCGGCACCACTCTGAGTGCCTTCCGCGCCGCTCTGTGCGCCTTCACCTTCGGGGGTGGTCATGCCTTCAGCCTCCTGTTATACCGGACTCCGTAGCGAGTCCGCTAGCGCAACTCTATCCTGACTTGGGAAACAGCCCTTGTTCTTGCTGTTCTTTGACGAACCTTTCCAGGTATTCTTGGTAAGCCTCCGGGAATACCCAGACCATTGTTCGCAGCTCCTCGGTGCTCATATCAGCGAATTTCACCGACACCGCACCACCGGTCTGCTCCCTAATGAGCTCCGTTTCCAAACTTCTCACCCCACTTAAAGCGCCGGGCATATTCCTGCGCAGCCGGNTTGGTGGTCTTGCCATTCGANAGNGACCATTCAGCGAACGCCTCCGCGTAGCCCTCAGCNGCGTGGCCCTCCGCGTCAGTGCCACCGTGCGTGCCGTACCGGCTCATTCCACCGGCCTTCACAGCGTCCTTATGGGCATGCGTATTGCGAGCGTCTTGCTTATCCGGGAATGCGTGGCCCCATTCGTGCGCGAGGACGTACAGCGCCGACGGCACATCCTTGCTAACGGGCATTCCAGGCCAGAAGTCCTGGAGCATAACCTTCTCATTGATGCGCATGTGGCCGGTGCTGATCGTGGTCTCGCCGCCAACGTCCCAGCCGAACTCGCTGGGAGACGCAACACGGATCGCCATCTCACGATTGGCCGGGAACCGTGACTGCATGTAGTCAACGTGGCCAAGGAACTCCTGCTGCTTCTCGGGCGACAGGCTACCAGTGAAGATGATTTGATGCGGACCATTCCGATATTCCACGTCAGTGGAATCGGTGGTGCCATCGAGGAACTTCTCCGCCATTGCGCGGAGTTGTTCGTCACTCATCTCCTTGTTGAATGCGCGGAGACTGGTCATCAGCTCCGCAATAGCAGCCTCATTGTCGGTCTGCAGCTGCCAATTGCCAGGTGCGTATCCGTCGCTGCTTTGCTTCGTATTGATCTGCGGCTCATCCGGCTCAGGCGGAGCGACCGGCGCGCGTTGTTCCGGCGTCTGCTCGTGCGTTCCTGCCGCCTTGCTCGCCGTCGGTGCCGCAGGCTCCTCCGGTGCCCATCCGTTGGCCGCAAGCTCCTTGTCTAGGAACTCGTCATAGTCGCCTTTGAGGAAGTTGTCAATGAACTCGTCCTCCTCAATCGGCTTTGGCGTGATATAGCACATGCACTGCGGGTGCGGCCGGGCGGGCACCTTATCGGCCTGGAATGGCGACTCGGCTGCGACCGTGTTGCAGATGTCCGGCTTGGGGTGGCTCTTGGAGAGGTTCCACTCCACCTCATGAACCCACGGGTCATTGGCAGCCTTCTCGGCTGTCATCGCGTGGAAGGCGTTGTTGATCTCCGTCCGCGCGAGACGCATCGCGGCATACCGGACTCCGCCCGGCGTGTTGGGGTTGAACCAGTCGCGCGCTCGCTTGGCGAACTCCTTGGCGTTGAGTCCGCTCGCCAGCGTCTCGTTGATGAGCTTCCCCAGCCGCCCTTGCATCCAGACGGATGTGTTGTAGATGCGCTTGCTCAACGGGAGCTGAGAAAGTCGCATCCGCGCCAGCGCTGCATCGATCTGCCGCTGTCCGATCTGGAGCGCGCTCTGATACAGGAACTGCCCCTCTGCGCCCTTCCCTACTAGCCGGAGGAGCGCGTGATCAGCGGCAGCGCTTAGTCGCGCACTCCGGCTGGCTGCGCGTGCGCGCCTGGCGCTGACGATGTCGCCCAAGCGCTCGAACACATCCGCCTGCTCTGCGAGGAGGCGAGCGCGCGTGGATTCCAGTTGCGCTCGCCGGACCTCTTGGCTCCCGGCCGGAAGCTCCGCCAGAATGGCGTCAACGCGCTTCTTGGCAGCGCGCAGCATCGCCAGGACCTCCCGGTCAGTGACCTGAAGCTCCTGCGCGTTTGCGATCTGCCAATCGCGCGGTTCCGGCTTGGGGATTGCCACTTACTGCCCCGCTGGGAGCTGACCGGCGTTGGCTGCGATCTGCTGCGCCTCCGCGTCGAGTGCGGCTTGCTGCTCGGCGTTGGCAGTCGCCAGCATGTTGGCAGGGAACTTGTACCCCAGCGTCTCGGCGAGGTAGCCCACCGCCCACTCCTTGCTCACGACTCCGGCCGTCAGCAGCGTGGTGATCTCGGTGATGATGGCGGTGCGGTCCGGCGGCAACGGATCGCCGAACGCGATGGAAGGCTGGAGCGGCAACGGATTCCAGCCCTCATAGGCCGGGAACCACATGTTCAGCAGATCGAACAGGATGTGAGTCCACTTGCTGGACATCTCCGCCTCGCGCTCCGCGTTGGCAGCGAGCGTCGGCATGAAGTGAATCCGGAGCGCAACCCCAGACAGGGCAACGTCTGTCGGCACGTTGCCGGACGCGACAGCCGGAGCGCCGTTGGCTCCACGGGCAACATCCGTCAGGTACTTGATGTGGTCCTGCATCGGCTGTACCGTGGTGATGCCGTCCACGCGGCCCATCGCGCCGTCCGGCTCCAGCTCAGCGATCGAGGCAGGGCCGATCACCCACGGGACCTCGTTGCCGTCCTTGTCACGCGACTTCCCGGAGGTGGTCCAGTACACGCCCAGCCCGACCATGGCCACTGCCAGGTCCTCGTCCGTGGTGTTCTGCATGATGCCAGCGAACACGGACTCCAGGCCCTGGATCTCCGAGACGCCAAACCGGCCAACCTTTCCGCCACGCCGTCGGTTGCGGATGTGGTAGACCGGAATGGTGGTGATCGCCGGATCGAGCGCGAACCCCGTGAACGGATCTGCCGCACCGTCCGCAATGGCCGCCCACTCCGGCGGATCGACCGGCTTCAGTTCGTTGTCCGGGTCACGGCCGTCCCAGCCGTCAGTCTCGTAGAAGCCCAGCCGGTAGAAGATGCTGCCGACCTCCACACCGAACTCCGCAGCCTGCGCGTCGCTGACAACGCGCTGGTACTCGATCCGCTGGATGATGTCGTCGCCATCGTCGTTCTGCACCACGCTCGCCAGGTAGCAGCCCAGCACGCGCTCGCCGTCCGCCGGGTCCCAGATCGGGAAGTACTGCTCAGGCTCCACCTCAACCAGCCGGACGCGCGAGCCTTCCGGCTTGGAGGGGTCGCCGGTGATGTGGAGGACGGTGTCGCCCTTGATCAGCATCCAGCGCTTGGAGGAGAGGAACTTGATGCCCACCTCCTCGCGCGCCCAGAACGAGTTGAAGCGCGCGGTCCACTCGTCCATCGAGTTCTGATCGACGGTGTTGCCCGGGATGGGCGTCCACACCGTCTCCATGTCCTGACCGAGGTAGCGGTTGGTGGCCTCGATGATGTCACGCACCACCGGGACGTACCGGCGCGCCAGTGGGTCGTCGCTCGCGCGGAGGAGTTCGGCAAAGGCGTCCGGGAGGTTGTCCCAGATGTTGGTGTAGGTGACGTATGCCCGGACGCGCAGGATGTCGTCCTCATCGGTGACATACCCCGGGACCGTTGCCTTCAGCGGAGTCGCGGTGTCGTACGGGCTAGCAGTCGCCATGCCACTCACTTCCTGATCTCGACGTGGGACTGCCTTGTCCCGGCTGTCCGGTATGGCTTGCCGAAGAGTCCGACCATCAAGCGGCCCAACGCTTCTGGCGTGTGGTCATCCTTCTTCTCGGGCAACTCCGGCGCGTTGCGGCCCTTCTCGGCTGCCTTGGCCGGAGTCTCCGGGTACTTGTACTGCCCATGCTCCCGGATGAAGTTCTTGCACTTGCGGTTGACGGTGAGACCTGGCTCACCAGTAGAGGGTACCGGCTTGAGGAATCGGCGGATCCACTCCAGCCGATCCTTGATCGGTCCGCCAGTGCCGCGCCCAGCCTTCAGCTGTAGCTTCTCGCTGATCTCGCGCGTCCGGTCCGGCTCTGCGGGGTCTGGGAAGAACTCCCGGAGCGTGGCCGGGCGCAGCCCGCGAGCGTAGATCTCGGTTGCGGCCTCGCCAGTAGTCTTGCCTGTCTCGTAGTACTCATCAACGATGTGGATGCGCTCGTTGAACGGATCGACCTGGACCAGCAGCCAGACGAATGGGTTGGTGAATCCGTAGTCCGCGCAGGCATAGGTCTTCCAGGTCGGGTTGAAGCCCACATCGTTGACGTGGATCTCCTCGTCAAAGTCCTTGAACACCCGCCCGGCGAACTCGTTGAACAGCGCCTCGATCTCCTGGTTGAACATCTCAGTGCTCTGGTCCAGGAACAGGCTCCAGATCTCCGGGTCAATCCCAACCGGCGACGGAGGTAGCCCACGGTCGTTCTCGTAGAACTCAACGCCATCGATCCACTTGCGCAGCATGCCATACCGGCGCGCCTTCTTAGCCGTCTCCAGCAGATCGGAGTCCACCCCGTCCGGGTACACGTACGGGTTGATCCAGGACGGCGCGCGCCAACTCATCCAGTCGGATCGAGTTGGGTCCTGCCCTTGCTCCCACAGGTCATAGAACCAGTTGCGGCCCTCCGGCGTGGAGCCGAAGTATGTCCAGCCGCCAAAGTCAGCGAGCGTGGGCCGGATGTACTTGATCCAGACGGACGGCTTGAGCTTGGCCGCCTCCGAGAACACCGCGCCGCTCAGGCCCTCGCCAACGAGAGTCTGCGGGTACTGGGCGGACTTAGCATGGACGATGAAACGTCCGCCC